ATCACTTGAGGTGAATCTTCTTTCATGTCCCAAAATAGAGAAGGGAGCCGATCGTCGCCAAAGGGTATAACCTTTATATTTAGCTTATCAGATTTTTCCATTAACTGATTAGCCCGGTCAAGAGCGGTTTCTATTGTTCGAATTCCGACATCGGGAAGACGAACGCCTGAGGCAGTAGCCCGCTGACAGAGATCATACAGCTCATTTGCAGTAGAGGGATAGTTATCATGAACAAATACAGCTATTTTAGCAACGGTTTTACGCCCAATCCGAGGTATTCCAAGTAATGCTAATCTAAACTGCACGTTATTATTCATGCGCAGTCTTTCCTATTGCAATTAGGGTAATGCTCATCGCTCTGCACCGATTAAGCTTTATTGCAGCTGCTCTAAAAGAGCTACCTGAAGTGACTACATCATCTAATAATACTACATCATTTCCAACAATCAAAGAAGGATCACTAACCGCCATTGTATCAAGGTGAGAAGTAACATTTCTTAGCCCACCAAAATGCGCGGGAAGGATCTTTTTGCTTCGATATAATATACCGTCGCCATTCTTTCGTCTCCCTTCGTGGCATAACTTTTTTATAATCTCACTAATTCCACGATCGCGATTTGCAGGGTCAGAGGATGGTATACTAACAACGAGACAATTGACAGGGATTATTGGCTCCAGCTTAGAAAAAAAATCACAAACTACTTCTTCTCGTGATGCCGATGAAGTGTTTTTTAAGATCAATATATTTCTTGAAAATTCGTCATGCTTGGCGCCATTCCGTTTCGGGAAGTAATTAGCGATATACCTCGGTTCTAAATTTGCTACTCCAAATTCTTCGCTGCGTAATTTTTCATTTTTTAGTTCTTCGATAACTCGATTAAGCACACCAAAAAAATCGACATCATTTAGGAAGAGGTGCGCCGGAAAGCTATCACCAGAAAAAGGATTTTTTTTATCGGCAATACATTCAAGTGCCATAATGAAATCTACTTTATCAAATGAATTAACCTGGGCTGTCAGTTCTTCAGGGAGTAGCTCCCCCTCAGTAATTTTAGGTACGATAGGAGTTTTTATTTTCCTTTCTTTTTCTTTGTAGTCTAGAACACGATTCGAAATGAGAATATCAAGGTCATCTGTTGCTTTCAACAAAAGCGCCTTTTTGTCATGGAAAAGAAAATGGTAATCATTGCACACGTTGCTGAGATTTCGTTCATTTAATGCAACTAGATCTAGGCGCTGACCTACCTCTTTGATCTTAGCTTGCACCAGTCGGTCTAGAGCGAATTGCGCAGTTGTGAGGGAACTCTTGCTTTTTATAGCCAGCTCAAAGTCAAGTTCTTGAAGGATGTCCTTATGATTCAATAGCGGAAATACTCCCTCCTGACTATTAATAAACTTTTTCACCCGTTTGATTGCAGAGTCGATGAGTTCAAGGCGAATTTCTTTTTTCCTTTTGGTTAGCTGCCGATTAAGCACTAACCGCGTTTCTCTTACATGACTTTTAATAGAGTCAATTGCCTTAAAGAGGCATATAATATCATGAGATTGATCCAATGCTGATTGCTTGACTGTATCCAATCGCTTTTCAATCGCTTTAAACGTTTTTACTGTTCCGTCTGCATTTGCAAAATCTTCATCGGTCACCAGTTCTGTGTTCGTCGAGTCAATGTATTGAATTAATGAGGTCTGCCACTCATAAAAATTGGAAGCGGTAATTTCTCCTTTGATACTAATTAGTAGGTCTTTCATCGATAAGCTAATTTTGTAATCCTACTGGTTAAAAGCCGTAACATGTGCCATACGCTTGCGCACGACAGTATTTTTGCAATTCAAAAAGTCTCACCTAGGGCGATCATCCCCGATTTTAAACTCGACTGAGTAACGTGATTTTAGCTTACCTTTGATTATGTCCGAAATTGAATCTGAGCCTGCATGCCCCACTGATGTCTTATTTATTATGCAGTATGGGCTATATGAAAAGGGGAAGAAATACACAGCCGAGGAAGCTCTCGCACTATACCGCAAGGCATTCGCTGCCGATTGAGTCGCAGCCATTTGCACAATGCCTGGAAGTCATCTAATGGCGCACCTTGTTGCTTCCATCTGCTCACCATTAATTGGCTCACATTAAAAATGTCTGCAATTTTTTGCTGTGTTAGTTTAGACATCTAATTTTGATTTTCGTTTCGCGTATAAAAAATACCCAAGTCAATTCACCCAAGTGGCTCGATTTTTTAAAAGATTCCTTAATGGGGGGGTGCAGTAAAGAATAGCCTTTCAACATGAAAGTGAAGGGCATCAATTGATTTGATGTATAGCTGATGGTTGTTCGTGCTTTATAGTTTGTGGTAATGCGCTCCTCCTCCTTAAGGAAATCAATGATTCCGACGAGGAAGAGCCATATTGCGCTAATAAGCGCGCAAATGTCTCTCTGGATGCTCCGTTCGATAATTCCTAAGTAGTTAATACTTCCAGCGTAGACGCAGTGTTTATGCGGCATAGATTGCTTGTCGGAAGTATTAGCGGAGCTCTTCCTAGGAAGCTCCCGACGAGCGTATATTTTAGCGATAATAAGCATTTTTCAGTCGGCTGCTGTTGCTCTTCATTTTTGTAATATTGACGCCGCCAATTTGCTTTATTCTGGCCTGCAAGGTCTTCTCAGACATGCCTAATTTAAGTTCTTCAAAGAACACTTTGTTCTCTTCGCCGACGGGAATTTTACTTAATAAATCATCGTCGTTCATCTTCTTCTTTGCGCCCGGCTTGGCTGCCCTGCTTGCGTCCAAATCTTCAGACAACACCCAATGTGGATAATCCCACCGCGCAACAAATGATGGCGTTGATTTGAATGAGCGCACCACACTGTCAACAATGTAGCAGCCTTCATTCTCATGGCTGATAATCGAGATCAACCCATCCATTTCCCCAACAATTGATGATGCGCCACGGAAGCGGTCAATCACATCCTTGCCAGCTTGCCCACCTTTGCCAAAGTGGTGAATCAATATTGGTGTGATGCCGTATTTGGCAATGATCTCATCCATCCATGACCCAATGACTTTCATGGCAGCGTTGTCATTCTCATCTTCTGCGCTGTTGAATTTGTAAAGGCAATCCAATATGACCACATCGTATTTGCTAGCGTCTATGGTTTTCAGAACTCTGCTTACCTCCTTAGTACTGCGCACATCATAATGCTTACGCAAACTTAGTGTAGATAAGTTGTTTGGCACATCCCAGTTACAGGCTGATGCGCAACGCTCATCCAATTCCCATTCATGTAGTTCAAAATCAACATACAAAACCCGTTGCGGTTCTGGTGCTTCCCACTGCAAGAAAGGTTGCCCAGAAGCCATGCAAGATGCCAATGACATTGCAAAGTGTGACTTGCCAGCCTTGGCAACGCCACCAATCAGCAGCTTTGATTTGGCATAAATCAGCCCGTCAATGATCACATCTGGTCGCCTTGCCTTGGCTTCATCTGATGATCTTGGTCTGCCTTCATTGCCTTCCTTCACATTGAATGTCTGCCGCTCAACATTGTTGGCAATCAATTCCATCAAGCCTTCTGTTGTCCAGCCTTCTGCCACTGCGTCTGCTGCATCCCAGCCTTCTGCCTTGTCGCTTGGTGCATCAATCAGATTGCCTTGTGTGATATCTTGCAACTGCTTTGCCGATTCTCTGCCCGGAGCATCATTGTCTGCCCAGATTGACACCTTCCTGCCTTCCAGCACCGCCCAATCTGATTGGTTGATTGCCTTGCAGCCGCCAGCCCATGAAAGCACCACATGATCTGGCAATTTGGTTGCCAATGCATCTGCTGCCTTTTCACCTTCAACAATCACAACATCTGCGCCGGGCTTATTGTTTAGCAATTCGCCTTTGTAAAGCGGTCTTGGTGCATTGAATGCCTGCCACTTCCATGTGCATCTGTCTGTCTTCTTGTGGCGCATCCAACTGCATTGGCTGATCGTCTTGCTGCCATCTGGCAAATCCCACCGCATGATCACGCCAACTGGTCGCCCTGCTGCGTCTGCGTATTTATAAACAATGCCTGCCTTGCCGTGTTCCCAATGCTCTGGTGCTGGTGTTTCCGGCTTGGTCAATGCATGCTCCCAATCTGATTCAGATGCCACTGGCTTGCGCTTGGTTGTCTTTGCCATGCGCACAATGTTGACTGCGCCTTGCAATTCACTGGCTGCTTCACCCTGTGTAAGATTGTTTGTTGCCGCATACAATGATATTAAGTCACCGCCCTTGTCTTCAGTTGCATGATCATACCATTGCCCTGTGCGCAGGTTGATTGACATTGAACTGCCCATTGAACCATCAATGCCGCCAATCCTGTATGAGCCACCCTTGACCTTGCCGCCGGGCAGCCATGTGTGGCAATAGCTTTCCGCGTTCCCGATCAACTTGGCGTTGATGTCATCAAAATCAATTGGGTTTCCAATGGGTTGATGTGTCAGCTTTTCATCTTCATCAGTAGCAATATATTTGGCCATGATTATTTTTTACCCTCCCAGATACTAAGTGGTTGAGCCTGGACCGATTCGTTTGAATTAATCATATTGAAGCCCTCCAACTTTGCGGTGAGCCAACCACGAATCAACCTCTAGGGTATTAAACATGATTCGGGGGGCGCCGAGTCTGTAAAATGGCAATCCCTCGGGATTAATGAACTCAAGGAATGCTGCTAGATCTTCGCGATCTCCTTCGAGCTTGCGAACAGTATCGGCGAGAAGTTGGTGGTTAGAGACGCTCATTTCGCGCCTCCAGTCTGAAGGCTGAGTAAAGCTTGGTCAGCTTCCTCCAGCGGTAATCTGACGCAACGGCGCCCGAGTTTTATTGAGGGCAATACGCCCTCGGATAACAGTTCAGAAACGTATCGCTCGGACAGATTCCATCTATCTGCGAATTCTGCTCGGGTAACGCCACGTGTATTGCATTGAGTGCTTTTTTGTTTGTCCATGCAAACATACTAACAAACACCTCGATAGGAAGCTAGGGACGTTTAAATTACTTATCCGTCCCTAAATATGAAGACACCTAGTCAACTAATTTTACACGCGTTCTGTAATCTTTCCCATCGGCAATGTCTTCGCGGATCTTCTTGATGCGCTTCTCTAATCGACGCTCCCAATCTCCGCCTATTTCAAAGCGCGACAGGTCTTGCTCGGACTCCTTCGCCCACTTGAGCAGAGACGCGAATTTAAACTCGGAATCGGGAACAGCAAACAACACGCCCCGAAGATCGCCGGTGCAGTTGCGGTAGTTTTGATAGATCCTATGGGCGTCGATATTGTCGACCTCGCTATCGGTGCGCACGCGCTTCTTCACGAGCTTTGCCATGTCTTCAAAAAATCCATAGTTCTTCTCAGTGATCGCCTTCATGACCTGACGGCCGATTTCCTCGGCGTTTTCTTTCGAGCCGTTTCTTGTCATCATCTTCACGAGTTCACCGTCGACCATGACCTCGACATATTCAATGCCTCTTTCGACGATGCTGACCGCTTCCTTATTTTTAATGATAAGATGCTTACTCACGCCGACGCCTCGCTTTCTTTAATGACTTCATTCTCTGTAGGCAGGATGCTCCAGAATTCAGCGGCGGTCTTTGGCTTCACGATGCC